AAACTTATCCTTTTTGTTGTAGCGATCCACATACTTAGCCAGCGTATCTATAAACTGGTGATAGATTTCCTCCATCGGAGGGTATGCCAGGATTTGCTCCCTGGTTACTCCAGCCACAGCCAGAGCCTCATCCAGGATCTCCGCTTTCGGATTGGGTCTTACCTTGTAGTCGAATGTTTCTTTGATCTCACCATCTATCACGATCATTCCGCTCATCTGGTGGATCCCATGCTTTCCTGGATATGTACCAGTGGTTTCCAGGTCAAAGAATAACGCTTTCATTTGATCTCTTTTATGTTGAATTTACGATAGCCAAACATGGCATAAACCTTTCTCATGTGCTGGAGGATCGCTCTGTAGTTCTCTCTCCCAGCGGTCTTAATGATCCGCTTTTTCTGCTTTCTGGGGAGCCTGGGCATCGGAGTGGCATCTATCATCCACTGGGGGATATTGATCACCCCATCATAATCTCTGCTCATTCTGCACCCCCTTTCTTATACTCCCTCATCGCTTTGCGGAGGCTTCCTTTCTGATCCAGTAGAGTTGCCAGGCGGTCAATATCCACCAGATTCTCTCCATCCATATAAGCCCAGACTTTTCTTAGAGCCTCGGAGATCGCCTTAGCCTCTTTCATATCTTTGAGGGATCCGCTTACCTCCTTGTTAGTGGCGGTGGGCTTTCCTTGCTCCTGGGCTTCAGCAACGGCTCGTTTTGCAGCCCTCACCTGGGCACCAGGGGTTTCATAGCTGTTGCCGATCTCCCTGGCTGCCTTGACGGAGAGGGAGCCAGATATTATCTGATCCTGGAGGTATTTGGGGAGATCCAGCAAAGAGAGGCATTTGCTCACAAACGCTGGCGATTTCTTAAACTTATCAGCGATCTGTACCTGGGTGTAGCCAAACTCCTCCTTGAATCTGCGAAACATGATCGCACATTCATACTCGGAGAAACGCTTGCCCTCGTTACGCATCATCTGCTCTATATACAGTTGCTCGGTGGTGCTATCTTTCGGGGCTTTGAGAGCCTTGATAAAGGGGATGTTTGCACCCTCCTCTATAGCCAGCATGGTTGCACGATAACGCCTTTCACCATCTACCAGCTTGTATTTCTCTTTACCCTCCTCATCCTTGAAAGGGATAACGGTTATAGGGTTGAGTACTCCAGCGACCTTGATCTGCTCTTTCAGTTCCTCCAGATCAAAATCAATACGCACGTTGAAACCCTCCATCACCACGATATTTCGGGGATCTATGAGGAATATATCAGTTCTTTTTGTAGCGTTTGTTTCCATCTTCACTCTTGATCATTTGTATCATCCAAAAGTTCTGCATTTTCATCCATGAAAGCGTCACAAGCATCCTCGCACCAGTTCCCCTCGCATAAGGCACCTGGGGCGTGTCCGTATTCGCCATTTTTCCAGGGGCAATAGGCGCATAGCTCCTCTCCCAGTTGTTTCTTGATTTCTTCGTAGTCCATCAGTATCTAAAGTTAGTGAAGTGAATAACCACGCCCTCAAATACGTTACCCTCGTGAACACTGCCAAAAAACCAGTTCACAAAGTCCTCGACTGAAAGCCCATCGTTCTTTGCCAGCTCCTCAACTGGCACCTGGCGATCATCAACCCACGCCTGGGGCACGGCATCATCGGTGCCATAGGTCATGGTGATCTTTTGCAGTCCTATCTGCTCACGCCTCCCGATCTCCCTCTGCTGGGAGTTGTACGGTCTGCCCTCCCATTCACGGATTGAGAGGTATTTGCCTCCAGAGGCAATATCGGCATAGCGGTTATCCCACACGCCTTTTCTGTTGCCTCTGATCGTGTGGATCTTTTCCCCACGGTTCAGTTTCTCCTCAAAGCCAGTGGGCTGCTTGGCTCTCTGGTGTGTCACTGGGAACACCTTGCAGAGAGTGAGGATTACTTTCTTTTTTTCTACTTTCTTAGTCATTGAATTATTGTTGAATTGTTCGACAAACGCACTTTTAGGCATCAATAACGCTTTCCATGCTTGGGAGAGCGGAGAGAGTTATATGCCATCTTTTTCTTGATATGCCATACCAGATCAATGTTGTACTCCTTTGCAAGCTGGAAACATTGAGCAATGGTAGTATGGAGTTTTGCTATGAGGCTGGCACGTTCATCCACCAGGTTTCGCACGATAAACCAGACTTTCTCGGTGAACGTCTTGCCCTGGTTGGCGATCGCTGGAGGGGTGCCATAAGGCAACTCTATCTTATTGGCTCCAGCCAGATCCAGGCATCGGATCACAACATCAGCCAGCTCATCCTCCAGGGTGTTTTTGATTTGCACCTCAAAGGTTTCTTTGAAATAGATATTGCCAGGGTGGAAAGTTTGATCCGAAAAGATCTCATATCTCTTTCCATCTTTGGAGTGGGTTTTCGCCCTCTGGTTCTTTCGGTCTGCCTCCACCGCCTCCATCAGCTCTGATATGATCAGACAGAGGAAATGGATGTTGCTGGGCTTATCATCGTAAAAGCCATGTTTCACGGATGTTTCATGTGCCCAATCTCGGAGCTGGTTCCAGTTTATATCTCTTATCATTTTGTCAGTCTTATGAATTTACCAGGTATATTTGATTTCTCCAGAGCCACGGCATTCTCCTCTCCGAAAGCGATCAACACGCTACCACAACCAGGGCTATCTCCCTGGGTACCGTCTGGGCGGTAAAACTTGATCCTCCCTCGGAGAAACATGATAGCCGTTGCATTTGGGAAAATAAGATCTTGAAACATCTTACTATCGCATCGGTTAAACAGTAGGGCAATGCCGTTGTTATTCTCCACCATCTTTTCCACAAACCGCTCTATTAACGGTCTGGAATATGGAGGATTAAGCCACACTCTTACCCCCCCCACGAAGTTTTCAGCCCATCCTCCTCTGGTGTGATATGCCTTTTTGCAGTATCCCAGAGGCGGTGTGTGGGGGAGCATGGATCCAGGTCAAAGGATCCCAGAGCGTTTACGATCTCTATTGGGGTGTACCATTCATCGGTTGTGTTGGCACTACGTTCAAAACTGGTATTCATTATTTGCGTCTGCTGCCTCCTCGCAGCTCTATTACGTTGAATGATTTGAAGCGATCCACCAAACGCCCCTCAAAGCGTTTTTTCAGCTCTCCTACTTTGAGGTTGGAGGTGATATGATAGCGTTTCTGGTATTGCTGGTAGATCTCATATCTGGCAAACAGAAACTCATCCGTTACCTGTGTTAGGATCGTGCCGAAACTCTTTTGGTTTTCCGTCATAAGCCCCAGATCATTGAGGCAAATGTGGAATGGAGCGCAACCATCATAGGCATCCTCTTTGCCATCCTCATTGTAGGTGTACTTGTTGATATGCCCATTCACCTTGTGATAGTTCATCAACTGGGTTGCACTGATATTCCGAAACACCAGCTCATTCTGGGTTGCACGGAGATAATCAGCAAAGATCTGCATCATCAGAGTTTTGCCAGTGCCAGGCTCCCCTATAAGGAGGATGTTTTTGGAGATCTTGTAATGCTCCTCTGGGAAAACCTCCTCTGCCAGCTTGCAGCCGTTGAAGTAGTAGAGTAAGAATCGGAGCACCTTTGAGTTGTGCTCATCCACCTGGTAGGTGCCGTATTCTCGGAGCATGAGGTTATTGGCGATCCCCTTCACCAGGGCGCAATGCCTTGAATACTCATCGGGATCTGTAAGGTCATACTTAAAACCTCTCGCTATAGTCTTTATGTGCCTCATCAGAGCTGCTTCCTCCTGCTGCTTGGTCAATCGGTAGCGTTCCATCTGAGCATCCCTTATAATTCGCAGAGCATCCTCCGCTGTGAACTGTTGCGATCTGTTGCCGTTGATAAATTCCATTTCTTTGTTGTTGCTGTTCGTAGTAAGCATCTATAACCCATTTGCGTATGGTGAAATAATCACTCTTGGTTTTCTTTCCTTTGGATCCTTTCCAGTTGTTGAGAATTTCGATCATGCCCTTAACGGCTTCCTCTCCATGTTCAGCAACCAGTTTGGCGTATTCATCATGCGTTAGGGTTACAAAGTCACTGTATTTATACTTTTTCTTTTTCTCTGCTGCTGCCTTTTCCTTTTCGGTCAGAGGCGGAGGAGTATCATCTGGGGGAGTATCAGTAAACATCGGCAATGTCGGTGCCTCAACCACCTCAACCGCTTTCTTTACCTCCTCTTTTGGAGGCTCTACAGAGAGCATTTTGGCTTTGGTAGCGTTTCCGCCTTTCAGCCCAGCCTCTCTCCGCTTTGCTCTGATCTCCTCCCCTCGGATTATTTGCCTACTGAAAAGGGCACCATCTTCACGCCAGGCGCACAATCCAGCATCAATGAGGGTTTCTATCACTCCATCGTCATTTATCGCCAGGAGGCGGTTTATTTCGCCCCTGGAGTATAAATCTCCGTTAGGCTTTAGCAATACTCCTCGCTCAACGCTCCCCCACATTAGGCACAACAGATCAATCCAGAGTGATCTGATCTCTGGTGATAGCCCCCTCACACCTGGCATGGAAAGCCATGCCAGGGTGTCAAAGGGCATAAGTGGGATTTGTCGTTTACGAGCCATGAGAGTTTGTTAGACCTCCAGGATAGCAATATCGGGGGCGATTTCACGGATCTTATTCAGCACATCATCAATGCACTGATCACGGTAGCTTTCGGTAAGCTCATTGGCACCAGGAGAAACGAGCTGGAGGAACACATCCCCATCTTTGAGGTAATGATCAAACTCCACCTCGATAGCCTCCTTTGCAGTCCCCTTGAATATCGCCATATTGACGGTGAAACTCTTGGGGAGATTGCTTTCTACCTCCTGGCGGTAAACATCGGCTGTAGAGCCAGACGGATCACGCTGTTTCTGGATCTCCGCCTTTGCTTTGGCAGAGAAGTTTTTGAGCTTTGATACCAGCATCATGCACTCCTGGCGATCCTCAAACACGCCACGATTGAGGCGGAGGAACTGACCCAGTTTTGCTGGGAGCCAGCCTACAGTAGGATCGTTGATCCCGAAACGCTCAAATGTATCTGTGAAAGCAACAGTGCCCACAATAGTTGATTTGAGGTAGGCATCACGCTCATCAGTGGTAAGGGTGATCTTCATGTGTTCACGATCCACCTTGATATTGGCTTTGAGCTGGTCGATCGTATCAACACGCTTTTCCAGCCAGTCCAGAGGCGTTGAGATCACGCCCTCCACGTTGATACTCACTGGAGCCTTTGTTTCCAGAGGCTCTGGCTGTTTGGCAGCATCGCCATTGCGGATTATCACCTCAATAGGCTCTTTGCCATCATAGTTGCCGATATTGACAACAACTTTTTCGTTCTGATCTTCCATCTTTGAAAGTGTTTATAGGGTTTGTTAATCATCCGTACCAGTACGGAAATTTCTGATTGCCGACATGATTGTAGGCTGTTTTTCACCAGGGGTTAGAGGGCGTTTCTCCAGGAGATAGCCATCGGGGGAGTAGATTGCAGCCATTCCCTCCTCCATATCCTTGAAAAGGAAACAGTCTGTTTTCACCCATTCACCACCAGATTTGATCTCATCCAGGATGCCACTCATACGTTCCAGGAGGGGCTTGATCTTTCCTTTGTAGTCGGCACGGAGTTCAGCCAGCTCTTTTTCAAGCTCCGCCACCTGGATTCCCACATTGGCGTATTCAGCCCTCCGCTGGTTGATCTCATCCTGGTCGAACTTTCGGGTATAACTACGCTCCAGGATCTGATCGCAGTTATCCCTCATTACTTGCTCTCTTTCCTCCACTGGGAGATCCGAGCACATGATTTCATCTACCATTGCGTAAAGAGGTAATAAATTTGTTGATATAAGTTGATATGTAACTGGTATTTGTTGATCAGCACAAGTGCCAGGATCATTACCGTTATTATTCGTTTGGTAAGCACACTCCAGCCCATCCATTTCCCCAGAAAGATTGTGAAAAGGAAAAACACAAAGAATGCCGATTGAGAGCTGAAAACACCTCCGAAAACAGCCACAATAGTAGCAGCCGTAAGGGTGTTGCACACGATCCCCAAAGGGGAGTAGTTGCCCTGGAGTTTGATTTGCTTTCGGATCTTTTTCCCCAGGAAAAGGAGAACGATCTGGAACACCAGAGCCAGGGAGATCACGCCATAGAAAATGTTAGTCCACATAGCGATTGCTTATTTGAGGGGATCCCCAACGGTGAAATTAAACTGGAGATATTCAGCCCACAGTTTGATGAACTGTTTGCCAAAGTACCGTGCTTTGTCCTCCGTTTCCTGGCACAAGCGGAACCCAATGCTCGCATCCGCATCCGAGGAGCGAGAATGCGTACTCAGAGAGCCGAAACCCGCAGTCGCCCCATCATCCGCATTAGCAGCGAGGAGGGCACCCCTATCCTCATCAGACATACGATCAACCTCATCCTGGGTATAGAGGGCAAACCAGGGGTACCAGAGGATCTGGGATCCCTCACCATCGGGTTTGGGCTGGAATGTACGCCCCCAGAGGGCACGGCTTATGGTTTCCAGTTTCATCAGTGCTATGATATGTTTGGGCATATCCTGGCGATAATCCCAGTGATCGGGGAATTTGGCGCATAACGCCTTATCACGATCCTCTGTAAGGATCGGAGTTTCACCCAGAGCCTCACACGCATCCTCATAGCTCTGGATTGTGGTGTAATCATCCAGTGAGGGAGCGTTGTTCTTTGCAGTTGTTTTGCCAGTGAGGGCATCCAGGAGGCGGATCATTCTCTCATCGCCTCCGTTTTCGTTTGCCACCTGGTAGGCAGCAGTGAGATTACTTTCGTAGATCTCCACTTTTTTGTTTTCTTTCATCGCTTAATTTTTTGATTTTCTGTATGTTTATTTTAGTCACTCTTATTGCATTCAGTAGCCTCAATTTGCCTGGAGGTGCCTTTGGCATACTCTCCAGTATCATTGGCAAGTGCCTGGCTAACTCATGGATCAAATTGTCTGGTACGCTTATCATTTATCCTCCAGTATTTATCGGGATCGGGTATCTCCACACCCAGAAACTCTCTGCCATATTCCCTCAACTTGTCACAGTATGTTGAGAATGTTACCGTATCCATCGTGGCAGTAGATCCAGGAAACTCTATGATCTCTCCAGTGTGCTTATTCACTACCTTATCAGCGGTCATTTGAGCCTTGAAAAATTCGTGAACTTGCTCCACACTGACAAACTCCCATCCAGCCTCCAGGAGAGCATCCAGCAGCATTGGATAGATGCAACCCCATAGCCAGCCGTTCTGATCGTTGCTCCTGGGCTTACGGATCTTTTTCACGTCAATCCGATACAACCCATCCAGAGCATTGTTAAACCAGTCGTAGAGAGGTCGGAGGTTGAATAACCCATTCCTTTTTTCTATGAGGACTTTGTTTGCCATTACATAAGATCCAGATCAACTGTTAAACCACGTTTTCCAGCATAGACTACCTTTCCAGTCGCTTTCTCAATCTCCGACACAAACAACGGCTCATCGCCATTATCCTTTGAGAGGTGGAGCAGCACGATATTTTGAACCTGGGAAAGGTCGGAACTTTTCAGATACTCTTTGCAAGTTTCCAGCTCCATGTGAGAGGTCAATAACCTATCTCTCTGGGAGGGCAATGTACGCCCCTCACTGATCGCCTTGTAAAGAGCACTATCAGCATAGTTACACTCAATCATTACATGATTGAGATTGCGGAATTTATATTCACACACATAGCTATCGGTTAGAAACATGATATTGCCACATTGAGGGTGGTTGATCATGTAGCCCACGCACGGCACATCATGGAAAGCTGTAAAAGGGAGCACCCTAAAGTTGCCCAGCTTATAGCCTCTGCCAGGCTGGATCGCTACAGAGCGTGATCCCCAGACATCCTTTGCAGTCCAGACCTCTGGCAGTGCCAGAGTGGGGATCCCCAGATCAATCATTCCCTTAATGTACTTTGCGTGATCTCCGTGCTGGTGTGTGATTAGGCAGCCCACAACCTTGCGGATGTTGAAACCTAAAACCTTTTTTACCTCGTTCAGTCGAATCCCAGCCTCCAGGATCAGAGCCTCATTGCCAGCATCCAACACATAACAGTTACCGCTGGAGGAGCTGCCTAACACAACCAGTTTCATAGCTTACTTAGTATGGAAATTCCTCCTCTTTGGATTGCTCAACTTTCTGGGCATCGGCATTTACTCCAACGCTCTCATAAGTGGCATCCTCAATATCAATCTCATTACCAGGCATAGCAACGGAGGAGGCTGGGAGCTGGCGATCAGCACTGATCTCCACCGCTTTCTCATCGCTCTCCGTTTCGTAGTCCATTGCCTTTTGCAATTCCACGGAGAGATAACCGTATTTACTTAGTAAATTTCGGATCGTGGTCTTGATCGCCATGCCGTGAAAGTTACCCAGCCAGCCTACTTGTTTACTGTCTGGAGCCACTGGCAGATTTGCCATCTGGAGCAGACTTTCCACGGTGTTGTCCTTGCCAGAGAGTGCCTTTGAGTATTGCTTTGCATGAGCAGCCATAGCCTCCACCGACATATAGAGGGTTTTGCTAAAGCCGTTCAGCAACTCAAAGTAGCAGAAATAGCCGATAACCTTATCTGATATACGCTCTCCGTCAAAATCATAGATACCAGTGAGCTTAGAGCCTTTTCGCAACTCTCCCTCATAGACGGCATCAGCGTTGATCGTGCGATATTGCCCAGTTCTTAGAGCCAACTGGATCAATCCTTTGTAGCCGATCTGGAATGAGGGAGTATAGACATCAACCCATTCCTCTTTGTAGGATCCATCGGCTTTTTGCACCATTTGTTTTGCCCTTGACTTGTAAGGGATCACGAAAGCGAAACCAAGTGCCTTGCTTATAGGGAGGCGCAATGTGGCAGCCTTGAGGCATTCAGTGAGCACTCGCTTAGGCTCGCATTTCTGGAGCTTGCTATCTCCAGTGAAAAGCTCAACCACGGAGGTTAGGAACGTGCCAGAGTTTTTACCCAGGGCATTTCGGAATTGCTGTTGCACCTCATCCTCCTTGATAACCGCTTTCAGTATATCAACTGGTCTGGGTGCCCTGGCTGGGGCATTGTTTGCAGCCCCAGCCAGTTGTGTTGTCGTTTGTGTCATTTGATTGTAATTTGAGGATCGTTTGAAACTCGGAGATTGATCACCTGGGAAACGGTGGGGATGATGTTGTTTACGCTCTCTCTGTTGTCAATGAATATCGGTGCAGAGATACCTTTGGATCGGCATATAGCGTTGATTATATCCAGCCCAGCGTTTACCCTATTGGCAAAGTTCACATCGGGATAAGGTGTGCCATTCACCGTGCATACACACGTTATCTTTTCGCCTCCGTTCAGTTGCTCGGCAACAAAGCTGAATGAGCACACCTGGAATAATCCGTTAATACGCTCCATGAGCTTGTTGTCCTTTGCTTTCTGGAATGCCTGGGCGGTGTATTCCCATTTCTCCAGGTCTGCCAGGGCTTGATTGTTGGCGATCTGTTTCTCCTGGAGTTCCTTAATTTCCTTTTCGGCTCTGGCGATCTGTTCACGTTTTGCCAGCATTCGGTATAGCTCCTGGATATTCTCATTGAACATCCGTTTTTGCTCCTGGAGATCGGAGAGATCCACTGGCTTAACCTCTACTGTGAGCTGGTTTTCCAACTCGGAGATTTCGTTGCGGAGCGTGATACATTCAGCATCATTGGCGATCTCCAGGGAGGTATCTGGCACCTCTGGCATGGAGGCTTTCTTTGCATTGATCTTATCGGTTACAGAGGATATGGTTTCCTCATACTTAGCCTTATCCTCCTGGAGTTTTGCCAGACGTGCATTAAGCTCCTCCAGGTGTGTTTTCTTAGCCTTGCCAGCGTTGATATTGGCTCTGGTTCTCTTTGCCTTTTCAGCATTGAAATTAGCCTCCATTTCACGCTGTTTGGCGGTTATATCATCAACCTCCAACTGGCGTTTGCAAGTGGGGCAAACAAAGGCTCCCTCTGGATAGGAGATTGTTTCCGCCTGGATCATCTTATACTCATTCCTCAACGCTGTGAGTTCGTTCTGGGTGGTGGTGATCTCGCTGTTGGTCTGGTTGATCTGTGAGGTCAAACGCTGGAGGGTGCTCTGGGCGTTCTGGAGATCAAAGCTCAACTGATTCAGCTCCAGTTTCACCTGGTTTTGCCCTTTCTGGGCTTGCGATCTGATAGCGTTTTCCCTCTGGGAGAGTTTCAGCCTGGCATCACCAATCTGTTTCTGGATCTCGGCTTTACGCTTATACTCCTCCTCGCTGGCTTTTGATTTGTCGGTGATCTTTGCATCGACATCAGCCAGGAGTTTCTTTTTGCTCTCCAGTTCAGCCTCAATCTCCTCCCAGTTCTCGGAGGTGGGGCAAAGGCGTTGTGCAGTCTCTATGTTGCTGGGGAGCACTGCCAGCACATCCTTACACGCTTTCTTTTTTGCTGTAAGCTCTTTAAGGAATGTTGCCAGAGGTTTGCCATCCAGCTCCTCCAGGAGTGCCACATAGCTATCATCCAGCACGGCAACCTCCTCATTGGTGATCGTGCCAGCCATTTCCATCAGCATCCCTTTCTGAATCTCTGGTTTCAGAGCGTTGAATGCAAAAGGATTGGTGATCATCTTAAACACATCCTCTGGAATGAGAGCCGATATTTCACTCTCATATTCCTTTTTGGTGCCCAGTTTTACATCATTGATGAAAAACTCGGTGTAGTGGTTCTCCAGGTGCTCCTCGGTGGTGCCTCTGGGCTTAACCCATTTCTCTACATAGTTGCGTTGCAACTTGATCTCCTTGCCATCCACATCCAGCACTGCTGTTACAGAGTGCTCCAGTTTGAGGATCGGCTTTCCAGTTGTCGGATCCAGTGTTTTGATGCTGAAATTGCTATCCGACCTACCAACACTATCTTTCCCGAAAAGGAGCCAGGTGAAAGCGTCAAAGATCGTGGTTTTGCCAGTACCGTTTTCACCAGATATTACAGTTACCTGCTGGGTGAAATTCAGTGTTAGCTCCCTCACACCCTTGAAATTCACCAGTGACAGTGATTTAAGCGTGATTGTGCTCATAACAAACTATTTATTGATTATTGAATTGAACTTTTCAGCGGTGTTTGCAGCCATCAGTTCCGCTCTGGAGTATTGGATCTTTGAGCGGAGGGTGGTGCCCATCCTGGAGCCAGTTACTAACCCATCATGCACCCAGCGTTTAACCCTTGCCTCACCAAACACCCTATAAGCCTCACGCTGTGACATGAGATCCTTTGCTGGCGTTGTGCTTTTGGCATAGTTGGCAGCTCCCAGCTCCGCACATTTGGTGCAGATGTTTTTGAGTTCGTATAGTTCCAGGACTATTTGCATATTATTTCCCCTCTGAATACTGTTTTACCATACGCACGGCAAAATCTTTGAGGCTTTCCCCATCCTCATCCTCTACGATAAAGAGGTAGGAGAAATAGATTCCACCAGCCAGAGTAACCAGGTGTGCCCAGTTGCCCATGATGATACCGAATAATCCTCCGATACCGAGTAGTGCCCATATAATGAGCCATACGAGATTGTGAATTTGATAGCCTTTCATCAGTGTTGCATTTTAGATGTTGTTAATCGAATAATTCATTCTCTGGGATGTTCAGATGCTTTGCAATGAGGGATCGCCTTAATGCGTCTGGCTTCTGGGTGCCATAGATCCAGCACCTAACTGTAGCTGGATGCACCTTGCATAGATCAGCGATCTCATCCACAAAAGCTGACTTGGGAGCCTTTGGTGCCTTTGGGGGCAAAGCATCGTAATGTTTACGAAATCTGTTTTTAGCCATAATTTTTACGCTCATTTTGTGTGTTGCACAAACATATTTTATTATATTTGCACCACTCACGATGTTTATATGGCGCAAAGATATATCATTTTGAGTTATCAGCCAAATTTTTCAGCAAAAAAAATTTATCAATCAGATAAAATAATTTTATCAAACAGATGATAGAAACAAGCATATATCTGAGAATGTGTGAGTTATTCAAGGCTCTCAACATTTCCCAAAGTGAGGCAGCAAAACGCCTCGACACCTCAACATCAGCGATAAACGCGATGTGTAATGGTAAGCGAGCGATCACCGCTGGCACTATTGCCAGATTGATAACCCAGTTTGGGGTTAGTAAGGAGTGGCTGGAAAATGGATCTGGAGAGATGTTCCCCCAGACATTCCACCAAAATGTGACTGGGGACAACAACACACAAGTTGCTGGCAACGGAAACATGATTAGGGATTGCCTCTCCCTGGAGAGAGCCATGACAGAGATAGCAGCACAACGAAAACTGACAGAGGAGGCACAAGCCCAGACACGCAAAGCCCAGGAGCAGATGGATCGCCTCCTCACTATCATAGAGAACCTAAATAGCAAATAAGATATGGAAAGATATTACAGAATGGTGATCGACCTCTATAAGGAGGCGATCCAACACCAGGTAAATTCTGATCGGATCCTGGCAGTACGAAAAGAGATCACAAACGCTATCACAACATCAAAAATCCAGGGCACTCCCTATGAATGGCTGCAAACGCTCCTGGATGATGTAAACCAGATCAGCCTATGAGAGCCATACCGATCATCGGATTACTGTTATGCCTATGCTCATGCCAGGAGCCTTATGAGAAAGCGGTAACGGATTACATCAATAAGGAAATGGATAATCCAGCGAGCTATGAACGGATTGAGTTGAGTAAACCCCAGGTTTTCTCTCCCACAACAATGTTTATGAGTGATCTTTCAGTGCCCTCTGATAGTATTGCTGGTGCAATTCAGAATTTCAGAAAGAATTTTGACGGTGATCCAGACCAGGTTTTATATTACACTCTGGAGCATGAATACCGAATAATAAACAGCCAGGGAGGGAAAGAGCATCGCAATGAGATCTGGTATCTCTCCGAGGATCAAACCAGGATATTTAATATTGAGCCAAAATGAATACGCCAGTGAGTAAACAGATCATAGAGCGATTCTATTCCGCTCTGGATGCGATCATCGCAATGAAAAAGATCCGAGGTGTAAACACCTATTGTCGGTTGAACGAGATAGACAGACGCAATTTCATCGCCCAGCGAAAAGATCTGGATCGTGGCTGGTTCCAGGTTTCCTGGCTACAGCCTATGGTTAAGGATTACGGAGTGAGTGCCAGATGGCTCCTCCTGGGTGTTGGAAAGATGTTTGAGTAAACAATTAGAGGCGGTGCCAGACAGCATCGCCTCTTTTGATCCTTTCCCCACACCCCTATCCTCTTACTCTCTCTTTATATTATCAATAATTAAACTCTATATATTCTTATATTATAGAGTGTATATAGTGCCCCAAAACTTTTGCTTAGGCAAATGAGCCAAAAATTATGATTGATTTCCAGGGGTTTACAAACATTTGCTTAGGCAAAACAAAATCGGCAAACATTTGCTTAGGCAAAACGCAAAAATTAGATTACTGGTTTTCAGTGCCTTATAAACATTTGCTTAGGCAAAAGTGATTTGCTTAGGCAAATGTTTGTAAGTAGCTGATTTTCAGTGATGGCGGTTTTGCTTAGGCAAATGAAAACACCACAAAAACATTTGCTTAGGCAAATGAGCCAAAAATTATGATTGATTTCCAGGGGTTTACAAACATTTGCTTAGGCAAATGTTATTTTTGCTTAGGCAAATAACGCTCCTCCTTAACATCATAATTGAGGTTCACCAGATCCAGCACCGCTCTATTGGCTTTGTCGTTTGGCTCCCAGCTTTTGCGGAGGTATATATCGGTTACTTTCATGGAATCATCCACATGGTTCAGAGCTGCGTGGACTGTGTATTTATCCACCCCAGCATCATTGAGGGCGATCGTTGCCCAGCTATGCCTGGCAGCGTAAAACTCCAGATCTGGGATCTCCAGAGCATCCCCTATGGTTTTAAGCCCTTTGTTGATGGCAGCCGTGAATGTGTCAATAGAGGAGTAGAGCCGATAAAAATTGAAAACCCTCTCCCCAGTCGGATCCTTGTATTTCTCCATGAGAGCCTTTGCCTCTGGCTCAATCTTGATGGAGATCTCTGCGTTATCATCCCTCCTGGTTCTGGTTTTCTTTCTCTGGTATGTGAGCCTCCCATTTTTGCAGTCGGTACAAGTAAACAGATCCGCCTCATTCATCCCCAGCAAAAGGAATGATAGCAGAAACACATCCTTTGCCAGGTTGTGCCGATTGGTGCCAGGTTGCATGATCATGGTGTAGGGATGCTCAACAAATTTCTGGAGCTGTTCAACTGTTAGAGCACGTTTGCGAGTTTTAGGAACTTTGGGGATCGCCACCCTTTTGAACGGAGAGAGGGGGATCCGTATGATCCCAGCATCCTCATCATTAAACTCCGCCTTTGCCTTATTGTGGATCGCCCTCAACACAGAGGGGTATAGGCTTTGTGCCCTGGAGCCTCTTTCCCTCTTTGGTCTGGCTGGCAACTTCTGGAGCCAGGCGATCCAGTCATTGATCATCTTTACCGTGATCTCCTTGATGCTGATCTCCTCCCTCTCCATGAATCTTACCAGACTGTTGATCGCCACGGTATATGTGCGAGCGGTGCCAGATCGCCCCTCTTTCTCCAGTTGCTTTGCATAGGCTCTGCCATACGCTACAATATCCAGATCAAACACCTCCTGGTTGTCGGAGGTGATAATCTCCACCACTTGCTCAACGGTCATGGTCTTGATTGCCTCTCCGACACGATCACACCTGGAGCGATACTTCTTAATTAGATCATCAGTGAGATCAATGTATTTCTGATTTTTCAGTTTGAGGGAGCGAGTAAGATCATCCCTGGTTACATACCAGGGTGTTGAGAGATACTTTTTCCTCATATTTTGAGTGACACGAATCTTTATGTTGTATGTGCCATCAGCCTTTTTCTGGTGGGCATATACCTCCGCCTTGAATGTTGCCAT